AGCTGGTAAACCCCCGCCACAGGGAAGTCGCCGGCGCCCACCTGGTAGGCCACCTTCCCCGACGGGCCGTCCACCAGCCCCACAGGGAGGGGAATGGGAACCGTCGTCGGAAGGGAGGCCGGCGCCTTGATGACCAGGTTGACGGCGGTCGCCGCGCTCAGATCAAGGCCGGTGGCCAGGGAAAGGACATAACCGAAGCTGCCAGCCTGCACGCTCATCAGAACTCCAGGGAAGTGGTGGGGGGAGTGAAGGTCACGACGGCCGGCCCCGGAGGGACGAACCCCACGCTTGTGCCGGGACGCAGCACGGCGCCAGCCAAGGCCCCGGACGCCGGGAGAACCACCGTCCCATTGAGCGGGGCGGGGCCATCCACCAGTTGAAACTCCAGGCCCAGGTCCAACAGCGACCCGGCCATGCTCATGACCTGGCCGACGATCTCATATCCACCCGCCACGAGGAGTCCCAGGGAGACGCGCCCGCCCAGGTCCCTGCCACTCGAGCCCCATGCGACCACAGGAACGGGGACCTCGGCCAGAGAGGACACGTTCCGGAGGGTCACCTGCCCCCCCACCCCATGGGCATCCTGGACGAGCGATGTGCCCCCGATGAGCCCCAGGACGTCCGTGGCGGACAGACTGATCCAGAGGTCCGGCATGTCACCGCGGAAGAAGGTCGGGATGCTCATAGGCGCTCCACCCAGAAGGACACGCGGAACAAGGGCCGGACAGACAGCGCAGCCGGGGCCATCGAGGGCGTGACCTCGGCCACACCGGACAGGTTGATGGAGGTCGTGAGGAGGGCCACGGCCGCGGACTGGAGGATGGCGGAGCCCACGAATCGGATGACGGTGGTCAAGGCGGCCGGGGCCGAGGCCACCGTGCTGGCCGTCCCCCCGAGGGGGATCCCGGTCGAGAGGTTCCCAGAGGCCGTGCTCGAGCAGGCGGCCGTGCCCTGGAACTGGGTCTTCACCTGCAGCGCGGCCGGGGCGACCGTCGCCACCGAGGCCAGGGAACCCACAAGCTGGATGCCCGTGGTGAGGTTGGCGCCCCCGACGTTGGACACGAGGGCCGCGGCCGAACCCAGAAGCTGGATGTTCGAATAGAGGTTGCCCAGGCCGAAGGACGCCACCGAGGCCGTGCCGGCCAGCTGCACCTTCGTGGTCAAGGTGGCCGTGATGACCGACGACACCGCGGCCAGGGCGCCGGTGAGGGGCCGATACAGCGTCGGGTTGCCGGTGACGGACGCCACACAGGGGGCAGAGCCCACGAGGCTGATGCCAGTGGAAAGGGTGGCTGTCGCCACATTCGAGACGGCCGCCAGGACGGGGCCCAGCAGAGGGATGGCGGTCGCCAGGTTGGCGGTTGGGATGCTGGCGACGCAGGCCAACGACCCCGCGAGAGGGATCCCCGTCGAAAGAGCGCCTGAAGCCGTGCTCGAGGACGCCGCGGCACCCACCAGGCCGGAGGACATGGAGCCCGTGGCAGAGGCAGAGGCCAGAGCCGAGCCCACCAAGTGGATGCCGGTTGACAGGGCGCCAGAGGCCGAACTGAGCGCCGAAGGGGCGCAGGACAGCAGGATGGAGGTGGCGAGAGCCGGCGGGGCGGCCGTGGACACAGCCTGCAGGGCCCCGGCCAGGGCGATGCCCGTCGAGAGGGAGACGGTCGCAGTGGTCTGGGCAGCCAGGGCCCCCGCCAGGCGGATCTGGGTCGTGAGGACCGCGGACCCGACGTTGGACACGACCGCGGAGGCCGACCCGAGCAGCTGGATCTGGGTAATCAGCCCGGCAATCTGAATGGAGGCGACGCAGGAGAGGGCGCCCGTGAGCGCAATCCCCGTCGAGAGCGCAGCCGGCCCCGCGGTCGCCTGGCAGGCGATCGAAGCCGTCAACGCCTTCGGGATGAGCAACTGGGCCGTGATGACCGAGGCCACGCAGGGGCCCGACCCTACCAATTGGATGCCGGTCGTCAAGGAGGCAGAGGCGCTGGAGGCAACCGCGGCCGTCCCCGTCATGCTCCCGCCACCCGTGGTGAGGTCAGTCGGACCAGTCGAGGTCACACAGGCCGCGGAACCGACCAGGGCAATGCCTGTGGTCAGATTGGCCGTGATGACGTTCGCAACAGCCGCCAGAGCCGGACCCAGGAGCGGAATCGCCGTCGAGAGGGCCGCGGTCGCCGTCGAGGCGCATGCCGCGGAGCCGGAAAGGGGAATGCCAGTGGTGAGCCCTGCAGGGCCCGCGGTGGCCACCACCTGCAGCGAGGCCGCAAGGGCAACCCCAGTGGAGAGGGTGGCAGACGACGAGGAGGCCGCGGAAACAGAGGCGGCCAACGGGATCCCTGTCGTCAAGGACCCGCTGGCCGTGGCCTGCGCCGAAACCGACGCGCCAAACGAGGCGCCCGATGAGCCGGACGCCTCGTAGACGGATCGGAGGGCGAGAAGCATTTAGGAACCGCCTACTAGGTCGGGACTTCTTCCCACTGCATGGACAGAAGGAGCGAGGCCGCAACGGACGCGATGTTGGTGTAGACGCAGGCGTAGCCTCCGGGCGGCAGGATGACGCTCCCCTCCAGGTCGATAAGCTGGAAGGGCTGTACGCCGTAGGCGCTGACCGCCGCCGTCCCGATCTCGCCGAAGATGTCACGGAGCACCGGAGCGGTGGGGAGCGTGGCGGCTGCGTCCACGAGGCCCTGGCCGCTCGGCCCATTGACGAAATTGTTGGACGGCGTGAGGGGCGTCGTGTGGGTGACGTTGGTCCCGTTGTTGAATCCGGTCATCAGGCCCAAGGCGAGGGTCGTGGTCTGGGCCAGGATCTGCGCGATGCCCACCTTGTTGAGCACGAGGTTGACCGTGCTGCCGATGGGGTTCGACAGGCAAAGGCCCGTGTAGGTGGTCGCAAAGGCCGCCGAGGTCGCCACGGCGGCCTGATTGGCTGTGGCGAATAGGGCCTTGTTGTATGCCGTCTCGTAGTAGCGCCCGTGAAGCTCCTGCATGATCAGTTCCGCGAGGCGGCCTGACCGGAGCATGGCGGGCGTGTTGACGCCGAGGGCGGGGTTGGTGGCCTGTGCGCCGACCTGGGACTGGAGAAGCATGGGTTACCTCACTTGTAGAAGATGCTGCCGGTGATGGAGGCGGTGGTGGATCCGTTGTATCCGGTGACGCAGGCAAAGGACATGGCGCTGGCGCCGTTCATGATCCCGAGGGGGGACATAACGGTGAGGCTGGCGCTGGCGGGGATGAGGAAAACGCAAGTCGGGGCCGTGGTGCCCAAGGTGACGCTGCCCGAGGCCACGTTCCAGAAACTGAGGTAGACCGGGGACGCCGTATTGTTGAGGATGCTGAAGCCGTAGAGGCTTCCCGCAGAAGCCTTGAGAGCCGTAAGGGCGCCCGTGGCGTTCACGTTCACATTGGAGAGGGCCGCCGTCGCACTCGTGCTCGGACATGGCGAGTCCAGAATGGGGGTCGTGTTCGGCGTGTTCCCGATCTGGGCGGTCCAAGTTCCACCCTGGGAAGCAGTACAAAGCAGACTTCCTGCCGTATTCTGTGTCACAGATAGAATCTGAGGGTTCAGATCAGTCGTTGAGAGCCGGGTGAAACCTTGGCAAACGGCGCCGACCAAGTAGGCGTTGGATCTGCACCGAAGGTAACGGAGGTTACATTTTCCAGAGTAAAAATTATGCGTGCTGGCACTCGGGCTAATTAGGGCGTTAACCGGGATCCCCGTCAAAACCGAAATGTCGTAGACCGGCACCGCAACCCAGCTAACGCCATCATTGCTTTCCTCGAAGATGTAGTTGCCCTGCGACAACCCTGCCCCGATATTGATCTGAGCGAGAAAGGATCGGTAGGAAGTGGTGCCCCCGGCCATCGTGTCGATAGGAGCGGTGTTGCCCGTCAGCACATTCCAAGGGGCAGGAGATGCTGCGGACGGGAAGTAGAAGGCTTGTCCGACAATCAGCAGATCCTGGGCCTGATCCGACGCGATGGTAACGGGCATGGACCTCGTGGACGGCTGCTGCCCCGGAAGGCCGGGCACCACAGAGAGCGCCACGCCCGTCTGTGGGTCCAGCGCCTGGGTGAGCCGGTCCATGCCGTAGTCGCCCACGACACACCGGCCAATGACATTGGTCACCACCGAGCCCTGCATGGCCTCCGCATTCAGGCGGACGTATCGGGTCGCCACCTTGAGGACGAAGATGCCAGATCGCGTGATCGAATCCGTGGTGACCAATTCGTCCAGGCCCATCACCTGAAGCTGGAACCACGACCCCGTGCTCTGGTCGTTGGACCCCTCCACAGTGATCAACCCGTTCCAGGCCCCCACAAGCTGGATGACCAGGGTGTCCTGCCCGATGGTGTCGATGGCCGTCTGCGGGGCCGGGGTGGAGATGGTGCCGGTCTGGAGGACGGAGGCGTCCACATCGTTGACGTTCATGACCGAATTGGGCGACATCGCCACCACGAGGGCCGGATCCGCCGCCACAGGAGCGGTGGAGGCGGCCTTGACCGCGGCGACGTTGCTCCAGTTCTGAGGATCGCCAACGCTGATGACCTGGCGGTCTACGGTCGTGGAGCCCGAATTGGTAAGCTGGACAGCATCGACGTTCGGGCCCCCGCCAGCGGGAGCGACCTGAACGGGACTAGGAGTGAGTGTCATGGGGCCTCGATGGATAGGGGGCCCACCCCGAAAGGCGGGCCCCGCAGCTGTGGGTCACCCGCCTTAGTTGTCGATCTGGACGGACAACTGGCCGGCGGCGAAGGAGGGCGCCGCGTCGCCGTTGTTGATGGTCTTCGAGGTGCCGAGGTTGCCGTAGAACTGGAGGTTGCCCACGGTGAGCGCATCGTAGATGCCGAAGCTGGTCACGACACCCCAGGAGGCCGTCGGCGAGGGGAAGGTCACGGGGTTGTTGTTGGAGGTCGTGCCGGATGTCCCGGTGCTGGCGACCGTGGTCCCCGCACCCTGCGTGCCCGCCCAGTTCGCCAGCGAGGAAGTGATGGCCACACGGGCGTAGGAACCGCCCGAGACTTCCACCTCACTGCTGTTGGCGTCGTTGTCGGCCGTGGTGAACAGCGCGACATAGAGGGAGGTCGGCCCGGTGCCAGCCCCAGCCGAGGCGCCGGTGACGCCGAAAGCCTGGGCCCGGAAATACCAGTCGATGAAGTGGTTCTCGAGGAAATCCGACATTGCACTCATGGAAACTCCTGTGCGCGGTCAGGCGCGAAAAAGGGTTAAGAGACGAAGGTGTTGACCGAGGCACCCGTGCCAGTGAGGGCTGTGACGATGGTCTGGACCCAAGCGCCCTCGCACACAACGGCGGACGCCTGCGTGTCGGATCCGGAGCCACTGAGGGTCAGGGTGGCTGCCGTGGCGAAGTTGACGCCATCCAGGGACACCTTGACCAGCACGGTGGCGGTCAGGGCGCCGGTGCCAGAGAGGTTGGCCTGCACGTTCCGCTGGGGTCGGCCGTTGATGGGCACGAACACAGCGCCCGCGGCACTGACGGCCTGGCCACCGGAGAGGATGGGCATGACGTTGCGGGGGAGGACAGGAGTGGCCATGGGTCACCTCAAGAACGGAGACGGCGGAGGACGAGGGTGCAGGCACAATTCGGATGGCAGGGGCAGGCCGCCCACCACAACTCGGAGGACACGCGCTCCCGGCCGAGTTTCCGGGACCAGAGCGAGGCAGAGCGGCCGACATTGGACTTGCCGACCCAGATCTGGGTGTCGCCGTTCTTCCCTGGAGCATCGGGCGCCACCACGCGGAACCGACGCATGTTCTGGTGACGACAGAAGGGACAGGCATTCGGGGCAGCGTGCCATTCGGCAGCCCAACCCTCCGCCGGGTCCACCGAGGAGAGCGTGCCGTTGGACACGGCGAAGGCCGTCTCGGTGAGCGCCACCCGGCGCCAATCCCGGTTCATGGCAGAGAACTGGTCGAACAACCGCTGCTGCAGCTTCCCCGAGCCGTCGCCGGCCTCCTTGGAGGTCACGAGGCAGGTGAGGAGGTTGTGGCGGGCCTGGGCCGACAGGTTGGTCATGTGCTCGACCGCCCGGACCTTCGTCCACTGGAGGGAGAACGAGGTCGCCTTGGACCCATCCTTGAGCGCACCACCCCAAGATGGGAACTGGTCAGGATGCGCCACGCGCTCCCCGGCCCGGTGCATCAGGTGGGTGCGGAGGGCCAGCGCCTGGGCGGCCTGCTCCATGGACTCCCCGGGGAGGAGGGCCCCCACCAGGCGGTCGATGACGGTCTGCCATCCCTGCATGAGCCGCTCGGGCTGGAGGTCGGAGCGGAACAGGTCGGCGATGGCGCCCCAACCCGGCACATGAGGAGAAGGAGGGAGGGCCTTGAGCACCGTTCGCACCGGCCGCCCCGTGACGTTCGCCAGGAGGCCCCGCAGGAACTCGGCACCTACATCGTAGAAATCGGCCTCGATGGAGGCGATGACAGGATCGGGGTGTGGACCCCAGAACGGCCGCTCGGCCTCCACCTGCTGGGCCGTGGGGGGCGTGGCAGGCATGCGACGCCGACCGATCGCCTTCAGCGCCAGGCGAACAGCCGCAGGGAGGCGGGTGTCCCGATCGGCCAGAGCGGCCCCGAGGCGGGCGTCAAGGACGGCCATGGTTGGCCTCGTCCTCTTCCACCACGACGCGCAGGAGCGCCAGGCAGCAGAAAACCCCAATGAGGATGATCAGAGCCCCTCGAATCACTGATCACCCCCAGTGGGGTCTGGGTGCAGATCCCCGAGGGAATCCGCGATCTCTCCGGCCTTGCCCTCGGGCGCCGAAGGTTCCTGGCCGTCGTCCACGCCCAGGTCGTCGGCATGGAAGGAGCCATCCGTGGAACCACCACCGGCCTCGTCATCCTTGGCCTGGGCCCCGATCCCAGCCAGCGCCTGCTGGTAGGAGGCACCGAGGGACGGATTGAGGGGGACGTTGCCCATGATGGGATCCGGATGAGGCTCGAAGCCCCAAAGCTTCCGGCCTTCGTTGAGGGTTCCCACCGCGTTCTGGCGCGTGAACTCGGCCTGCAAAAGACCACTGTCAGCGGGCATTTGCCCAACCCAGGCGATGGGATAGGGATCCATTCCCAGGGAGGTCCGCAGTTCGTCGATGGACTGCAGACGCTCCTTGGTCAGCTGCTTGGCCTTCACATCCCCGGGGTCAACCCCAGTGAAGGAGAACCGAGCCTTCGACCAATACCGGGAGGTGATGTTCTCGGTGATGAAGGATTCAATGTCAGACAGGAGCGGGTCCAGCCCCTTGTCCCGGGCCGCGGCCAGCTTCTCGGCCGTGTCGTCTCCACTCAGCGAGGACGTATTGCCCGCGGTAAAGGACTCGAGGCCGATCTCCTTCGTGTCCATGCCGTAGACGGCACACATGATCGACGCCTGCAGCGAGATCCACTTGGCGAAGGCCATCTCGGAGAACTCGGCGTTGGTGTTGACGTAGTTCGCGGTCGCCTGCTGGCCCCGGGACTGGAGCACGGGAAGGGTCCACTGGTTCTGGGCGCCACGCAGGCGGGCCTGCCAGCCGGCCTCGAAGGCCATCATCTGCTCCCGAGGGAACTGGCCGCTGAGGACCAGGATGCCCTTGGGAATCGCGTTGTTGTCCATGCCCTCGCGGGTGAAGGTGCAGGCGGACAGGAAATTGGTCAGGGTCTCCAGGGAGGACTCGAGTTCCGAGGTCCCGTAACCCTGGCGCTCCAGGTCGGTGGAGCGGTTGCGGACGAACAGCGCCGCCTCCTCATAGGAGAACTCCACCGCCCCGGGGGCGCCCATGCCGTTGGTGGCGGCATCCTGAACCAAGAAGATGTCGTCCCCAGCCTCGAGGTCGCCGAAGGTGGACGACAGAAAGAATGTGGCCGAGTCGCGGACATAGAAGGAATCCAAGCCCGATCCACCGCCGGCGGCCGTGTAGGGCACGGTCTCCACCGGAACGTGGTCGAACATGAGGGTGTCGTCGGTGAGGGCGGACAGGAAGTCGCGGAACCCCATCAGGCCCAGCCTCCGGCGCTGCAGCGGGTCAAACTCGATCCCCCCGCAGCTGATGACCTGGGAGAGCCAGGCGAAGTAGTCGGTGTCCTGGGGCGTGATTTCGTGAGAATGGTCGATGTGCCGCAGCTTCCAACCCACCTCGTCGTCCTTCATCGAAGGAGAGGCGAAGCGGAGCACCTGCCGGCGCCGGGTCCGGTGGATGGCCTGGGCGACCTCAATCCGGGTGGCCAACTGGCGGAGGGCGACGAAGGGGATGCCAGGCTTGGGGATGTAGCGGCCCCCTGCCCCAAGCTGGGCCAGCATGGGCTTGGTCCGGGCCTTGGGGTCCGCGGACTGCACAGAGCCCGTCGCCAGGGCCTTGGCCACCGTGCGCTCGACCTTCTCAAGCTTGACCCAGTCCATCATCATCTGGGCCAGGTTTGGAGGGATCAGCCCAGGGTCGTTGTAGCCCTTGAGAACCTGGCGCCCAGCGTCCGCCACCTCGTCAGCCGGAGCGTGCGGGTCATAGGCCGTGCGCTCGGCTGCGCCAAGGTGGCCGAACGGAGCACCGCCGTTCGCGGGTTGGAATGACCAGAGGGGGCCCGTCATGCCTCCAGATCACCATTCGCCGCCCTCCGCCCAGTCCTCGACTGGTCCAGTGTCGGCGGGGTAGTGGGCCACACAGGACGGGTCGATAGCCTGCACGCGGAACTTGTTGAGGCCACAGAGGCCGCCAAGGGCATCCCGGTAGTGGGTGCAGTTCCCGCAGGTGCGCCTGGTGAGGATAGCCCGCTCCTGTGCCACGACGGCCACAGGGTTGCTCCCGTCCGAGACGGCCAGCGAGGGCACCCGGTCAGGATGCACCCCTGGCGGGGCCGTGGCAGCTGCCTGAAGCCTGGCGAGGGTGCCCTGGTCCACTGGGGCGGGGCCGGCCGCAGGAGCAGGCGTGGGGGCCAGCGTGGGGAACCCAGCACGATCCGAACCGGCCACGGCCGCCAGACCCCAGGCAGAGCGCCCCAGGGTGCAGAGATAGACGCCGATCGCCAGGGACATCACCCGGTCGTCATGGGAGCCCGGGAGGGCCTCGGGCTTGCCCAGCTTGTTCCGGTGGAAGCGCAGGGTCTCCACCCAGAACCGCGGGTCGGGGCAGTAGATGAGCCCCGTGCGGATCACCTCTGCCAGCGCGTCGAGGATCATGGGCCGGGTCTTGGTGTCGGTCGGGAACCCGGGCCGAAGGAACCGCTGCCCGCCCTGGTCATACTCGGCGTGCCGGTAGACCTCGGGATACTGGGCCTCCTCGAGCACATGGACCACCGTGTGGCCGTGGTTGTTCCGCTCGGGGGCGACGCAGGCCCGATACCGGCGGCCAAGGGCGTCCAACTTCCGGGCGAACTCCACCGGCGGGATGCGGCCATGGAGGGCGGCCACCACCCGGAGGGTCCGGGCGTGGATGACGTAGCCAGACGAGAAGTCGGAGCCCCCCTGCTCTGGGTCGGCCACCGAGGACTCGCCACGGTCCAGGCCCTCGGCAATGTCGGCCGAAAGCACATAGGTCTCGCCCGGGAGGGGGTCCTGGTAGATCATCGCCCCCGTGCGGTCGAGCGTGAAGGGAACCGGGCTCCGCCGAAGGTCGTCCAGACGGGCCGCGGCAACCTCCATGTCGAAGAAGGGCGTGCCGGTGGTGAGGAAGGCGCCGGCCAGGGTCTCGGGATACTCCTGGGGGAACTTGGAACCGACCTCAATTTTCTTGGCCCGGCGCCAGGCGATCTGCTGGAGGTCCAGCCCATGGAGCGACATGAGCGCCGCTTCCTCGGCGGTCAGCGGAGACTGGGTCTTCGGATCCCAGGGCTTCCGATACTCGGGATGCTCGAACCAGGCGTAGTAGACCACATGCCAGGGCATCGAGGGGTCACCCTCGCCCTCGAGGGCGGCCACGACGTCGGCGTGGTAGAGGTTCTGCCCGTTGGCTGTGGTCTCCAGGATGGCGTTCCCGGTGGCGGGCACGGCCTGCAGGTAGCTGTTCTTGAAGCCCTGGTAATCCCGGTAGAAGGCGGCCTCAGAGGCGTGCAGGTTGTGGATGACGCCACCGCGCCAGGGGTGGCCCGCCTCGGTGTCGATGACGAACTTGGAAGGCGGAAAGAGGGCCTGGTCCCCAGGGAACACGATCTGGAACTCATACTTGGAGTCCGAAGAAAGGCGCATTTCCCCCCGCATGGGCCCCGGAAGGTGGTCCCAGAAGATGCGGTAGGTCTCCAGAAGAATCTCGGCGATGTCCTTGTCGTGGGCCAAGATAACCGAGACGCGCCCCGGGTTCAGGAACCCATCCATGAAGAACAGGGCCGCGATGAAGGTCGAGAACCCCAGCTGCCTGGGCTTGACGATGAGGTCCCTGATCCCACGGAAGCGATCGGCGGCCTTCTCGCGGAAGCCCTCAACGTGCCGCTGACGGAGCGAGGCCCGGTAGCGCCGCTGGATGGGGTTAAGGACGAAGGGCCAGAGGGCCCCGCCGTCCTTCACCCGGACCTGAAGGTTCTGGGCACAGAACAAGAGCAACGAATGGGTGGTCGCCCGGATCTGCTTCTGCTCCGTCATCCCGTGCAGGGGGTCCAGCAGCCGGGCAGCTGCCGCCAGGGCCTCCTCGCGGTTCGTGGGAGAGGGATGGGCATCTAGCGCACGCAATCGCCCCCCTCAACGGCCAATTGCCGGATCGCCACGGCCTGCAGAAACTCCAGCGAGGGGTCGCCGGTGGCACGAAGCAGGATCTTCCCCGAGGCGCTGTCGGGAACCATCAAGAACACCCCCATCCGGACCTTCCGGTGCACCTCGCAGGCCAGGGCCGCGTCCGGATGGGGCGTCTCATGCAGCCCCAGCACCGCGGCCAGCGCGAAGGAGGCCCGGGCGGCCTCGGACCACCAGCCGATCTCGCACCCCATGGCAATGGCGGCATCGTGGCCGGCGCCCTTCCCATAACCGCGGGCCAGGACCGCATAGGACCGCCCCGATAGGCGGGCCAGTGCCCGGAAGGACTCCTCCTGGATCATGTCCAGGGTCACGGTCAGCCGGTGGGCCTTCTGGATCCGCCCATAGAAGGTGTCCAGGGCCGCCGCGTGCCCCAGCAGGAGGGCCCACCAGGCGGACTCATACCGGCCCGAGGGCGGAGGGATGATCACGGGGTCGAACTGGGGACAGAGCACCGCGGGACTACTCAACAGGGTCCTCCTCGGGAAGCACATCCATAACGTCGGCATCCTCGACAGGGTCCAGGCCCTCACGTATGAGGAGCCAGCGACCACCCCCACCGCCAGGGAGGACGACCTTCCCAATGTCCGGGTCCGCGGCCTCGGTCGTCGCCTTCAGCGCCCGGTGAAGCCCGGTGATGCCCCCGACGAGGTCAGACATGGACACCTGCTCCCGCTGCGCCTTCTCGATCACCTTCTGAACCAGGAACTGGGCGCCGGCGTGGATGGTCTCGCGGGCCCGGGCCTGCCGGACAGAGAGGAGCTTGGTGGTCTCGTCCTTCATGCGGAGCCCGAGCTTCGACTGGAAGGCCAGGCGGGCCTCCGGCCAATCCTCGTCCGACGAATGGCGCTCAACAGTGCGGAGGACCAAACCAAGGGCCGCAGAGAGGTCAACCAGCGACTCCCACTTCACGGGAGTGGAGCTAGGGGCCCCTTCTGGCAGGAATCCGCAAACATACCGATGCTTTACCGACACCCAGTCAACACTTACGACAGACTCCTCAACCGCCTTGTTTTGAGTGGCTAACTCTGTGGCGGGAAGGGGCTTGGCCTTGTCGGGAGGGACCACGGGGGAGGTCGCCTTCTTGCGTGTCGGCGCCTTGGGCTTCTCGACGGTCTTGCCGACAGCCTTCCTGCGCTTCTTCGGGGCGGCCTTCCGGGCACGCTTCGGGGCGGGGGCGGTCATCCCGGAGCCTGCTGGGCCATCTTGGCGACCTCGAGAAGCACCCGCCGGATGGTGGCAGCGGCCAGGTGGGGGGAGAGTTCTCCTGAGTCGAGGCCGAGGGCCAGACGATCCATGCAGAAGGTGGCGTGGGTCAACTGGGCCAGGTGAAGCCGGGACTTGAGCGCGTGGGCACAGAACAGCCCGCAGGACTTCTCAGCAGAGAGGGATTCTCCGGGCATCACGGGAGCACCTCCCAGTCCCGGGCCAGGAGGTCTGGGGAGGTCGCGTGCCAGGGCATCCCGAAATCGGCGGAGGCCAGGCGCACCTGGAAGTAGGGGAGCGGGCCCAGGGGCTTCCCCCCGACCATGATCTGGTTGCCAGGGACCAAGCGAACGGTGGACCCCTGGGGCCAGGAGGCCCGACGGGCGACCCGACCGGACTCGAGGAGGCCCAGGGCCTCGGCGAAGGGCAGAGCCTTCATGGCTGCCCCGCCAACTCGAGGGTGGCCGGATGCCCGTCCAGGAGCACCCGCTGGGTGAGTTTCACCAGGTCCCCGAACGTGGGGATCCCGGCCCCAGGGGGCTGGCTGATGTCGAAGTGGACCCCGATCCCACGGCCATGGGGGTCAGCCCAGGACCCCACACGGACAGCGTAGACGATCTGCTCCATGAAGGTGGCCTCATTGGGACGCATGAGGACCGTGGCGCCCGCGGCCAGCATGAACATGATGCGGGCGGGCCGGACGGCCCGGGGGTGGATGGGGATCACGAAACCTCCTCGAGAGAGAGCAGCCGGTGCACGTGGGCCAGGAGCACGAGGTCGTCGCCATACCGGGCGGTGAAGTCGGCCTCGGCCAGATGACGGGAAGGGATGCCCTTCGCGCCCCCCCGGTGGTGGATGGGATCCAGAGGGATGACCTCGAAGTGGGAGGCCCGGCACCCCGCCCCGTAGGCCGTGCCGTCCGGGCGCAACCGGGAGTGGTGGAGTTCCGCAGGCGTGCCCGGGAACCCGTCGAGCCTGCAGGCCAGGCACCCGAGAGCGGCCACCTGGTCCATGTGCTCCTTCTCGGCCCGGGTCGGGGGCTTCCGCTTGGAGCGCTTCCTGGGCTTCCGGACAGCTGGCGCCCGGGAGGCCAGCCGCGGGGAGGAGGCCCGGAGGGGTGTGCGCCGGAGGAGCGGGGAGCGCTTCATCGGGCACCACATGAGGAGCAGAACACCGTGCCGTGCTGGGTGGACGACACCCTCTCCCCGCACCGCGGGCAGAACCCGAACAGGTGGCAGAGCACCCGGACCCAGTAGTTGAGGCGGTAGCGCAGGAACTGAATCATCGGCGACACCCACACGAGGGGCAGTAGACCAGGCCCCGAGGGCTCCGATCCACCCGGCGCCCGCACAGGTGGCAGAACCCCAGGAAATGGGAAAAAGAGCGCCAGAGGCGACGGATCATCGGGGCGCTCCACAGGAAGGGCATCGGGTGCCAGAGGGGACCAGGGTGTGGCAGTAGCAGCACCGGGCGCCGGCCGGAGGGATCGTGGGCAGCCATTCGGGCGCCTCCCCGATGCGGGTGACCCAGACGCCCTTGGGCACAGCATCGAGCCCCAAGGAGGCCCGGACCTCCTCGGGGGTCAGGAGACGAATCGCAGCCGATGGCCTGACGGCGGTGAGGATGGACAGGGTGTCGAGCATCACCCCTCCTCCCCGGCCCTGACGATCTCGACCGTCTGCTCTCGCGTGAGGCCCAGGCGCTTGCATGCCGCGATGAGGCTTGCTGAAATTTCCGCCTGCGGACGGCGAAACACCCAGCCCGGGCCTGCTTGGGATTTTTTCGCCACACCCAAGGAAACCAGGGTGCCGACATGCCTATGAAGCGTGCTGATAGCGGATTTGGTCGAGGCGGACAAATCCCGCAATGTGACAGCACGACCAAGGGCCTTCTGCTGGATGAGCCCAGCCTCGAGCACGCGACGATTGGCAGGAGAGAGGGGGGTCATTGGCCAAACTCCGCGGGGCCGGTGGGAATCACGGCCGGAAGGATGAGACGGAGGGCCAGGCCCCCACCATGGAGGTCCGCCACCTGCAGGGAGGAGCGCCGGGCAACGAAAAGGTCGTCCTTGGTGATCACCGCTTCACCCCCGATACGGATCAAGAGGGCCCGGATCACCTCAGAGGACAGCTGGAGATCCGCATTGGCCTGGGCCAGGTTCTCCAGGGAGGTCGGGAGGTCGGGGCGACTCATGGACGCCCCAGCATGAGGCGGGCCCCCCGGGCGCCAAGATGAACCCCCAGGAAGAAGGATGCGATCACGAGGCAGGCGACCCATCCGAGAGGAAGGGAGGTGTTCATCCGCGGTGCTCCCGACGAAAGACCAGACCACGGCACCAACCCAGGTAGTAGGCCATACCATGGGAGCAGGCCAGGATGAGCAGGAAGGTTCCCAGGGACATACTCATGGCGCACCTGCCGCACACCGAGCACGACGTTCCTGTTTCACTCGCACGGCATCTCGCGAGGAACAAGCCTTGCACTTGTAATAAAGCCGGTTGTGGGCAGCATAGAAATAGAAATCGGACTCCGGCTTGGACTGGTTGCACTTCTCGCAGAGCTTCCACCAAACCCCGTCCACCAGCACACAATCCGAGTGCTCCCGCTTGTGGGTGGTGGCGTCCAGGGCCTCGAGATTCTCCAGGCCGTTGTCGAGCTTGTCGGCGTTCCGATGATGGATCTGAACCCCAGCAGGGATAGGGCCGTGCACCTCCTCCCAAACCAGGTCGTGAAGCATCCGAGCAGGGCGATCACCAAGGCGGCCGACGCGCACATACCCCTTCTTCGTCACCTGGGCGCGACCCCAGGGCGTCTCGATGGACGGCCCATACTTACCCATGCGAAGCCTCTCCAGGCTTCACCCGAATGGCGTCCATGCCGGTGATCATCTTCCAGCGCAAAGCGCAGACGTCACAAAATTTAGGGTCCAACTCTACTAAGGCCGCCCGGCGCCTGGCCAGGTGGCAAGCGATGAGCGTCGAGCCAGAGCCCCCGAATGCATCCAACACGAGGTCGCCAGGGTTGCTCGAGAGCTTGATAGCCCGGTCCAGGAGAGCAACAGGCTTGGTGGTCGGGTGAAGGACGTTCGAAGCCGTCTCCCGGCCCTGCTCCCAGACGGTGGTCTGGGTCCGGCCACCCTTCCAAGTGGGCTTCGCCTCGAAATCGGTGGCGTAGATGCCCTGGGAATGGTCCTCGATCACAAGGCCCCGCCCCACGACGTCGACCGGGACCGCCCCGGCCTCCTGCTCGGCCAGGAAGGCGTTCTCGTGGCGCCGGCGGAACTCGTCCATGCCCAGGCCCGCGGAGGGCTTCACCCAGATAATCTGGGTCTTCACCCGGAGGCCCACCTCCTCGAGCGCGTTCTGGAACTCGCGCTGCCGGTGGTAGGAGTGCCAGACATACCAGGCGGCCTGCTTCATGGAGGCGGCCCGGACACAGGCGAAGGCCCGGGTGAGGAGGTTCTCGAGGGCGGCCCGGTCCAGGGCGTCGTTCTTGATCTTCCCGCCAGCTGTGCCCTTGGCGTTGGAGGAGTAGTCCATCCCATAGGGCGGATCCGTGAGGACCAGGGCGCCCTCCTCCCCGCCGAGCAGCGTGCGCCAGACGAAAGGATCGGTGCTGTCCCCACAGATAAGCTTGTGGGGGCCCATGAGAATGACTTCGCCAAGCACCGTCTCGGGAACCGCGGGGGGCTCGGGGACGGTGTCGGGGTCCACCTTGGGGGGTTCCCCGCCACCCGGGATGGTTCCGAACAGATCCTCAAGGGCAGACAGCGTGAAGCCGGTCGCCTCGATATCGAAGGCGCCATTGTCGAGCCCAACCAGGATCTCCTGCAGGGAGGTCAGCGACCACGAACTGAGATCCACAGTCCGGTTATCAACCACGGTGTAGGCGGTGGCATCGCGGTCGTCCAGGTCGGCCACGATGACCGGGATGACGGTGTCGCCGTGCCCAGCATCGAGGAGCGCCTGGAGGCGACCATGGCCGGCGAGGAGGCGGTTGGTTCCCTTCTGGACCACAGGAAGGGCGACCAGCCCATGATGAGCGATGGACTTCTGAATGATCCGAAGCTGCTCCGCAGAATGCTCCCGAGGATTTCCAGCCCATGGGCGGAGGTCCCGAACCTTCATCTGGACCACCTCGGGAACCCGGAGGTCGGATCCTGAAGGCGCAGCAGGAGGTGGGCCAGCAGCGGCCGGCTTCTTGGGCGGGGCCGCGGGAGGAGCGGCCGGCTTCTTCTTGGGGTGCGCTTTAGCAGGCAACTTCGGGACCTCGTGCCTTGGACTCGTAGCCCCAGGCGTGGCGGCGATACTGGCGGTAGGACCAGGGCTTGAGGCCCCGGACGGACGCCATCTCGCGGTAAAGGGGATAACTGTAGAGGAGCGGAGTGTCGGGGCCCATGGCACGGAGGGTCCAGCGGGCCACACGATTGGCCAGGGTCCGGTTCGCGTGGGAGGCGCCGATGGAAACCACCTGCACGCGAGAGAGGCTGATGTAGCGTTTGGTCTTGGTCGCAGCCGCACGCCGAGACAGGGCAACCAACAGGGCCGCATGCTCGGGACGCTGCCCAGTGACGTCCTCGATGACGTCAACCAGGCGATTCAGGCACACGTAAATGGATTGATCGATATCCAAGCGAGTCCTCGGGCGACTCGTCAGGGAACCAATAAGATTGGGACCGTCAAGAGGGAAATTGCCCCCCGCCCAGCCCAAGCTGGACCAACTCGGATTCAAGCTGGAAGCCGTGCTGCCACCATTCGCGCTCCCTAGAGCCTTCCAGGTGGGGGCACTCCAGCAAGGAGCCCCCACGCCTGAAGGCTGATCTGCCCTTGTGGATCTCGGCGGCACGCATGGCCGTTTCTTTGCTAGTCCTTAGCATTGGCGGCCTCCTTGGCACGGCGAACAGCCTTCTGATGGAGGATGAGATCGGCGCCACGGGGAGAGGCGCAGCAGCGGCAGACCCCCTCGTCAGCGGAATGGAGCACCACCTTGGTCGGGCTCCGGTAGGTCTGGTGGTTCTGCATGTGGAGGTCGGTGTCCAGGGACCAGACCCGGAGGTTGGACTTGAGGCGGACCACCCGCAGGCCCTCGGGCGCCCCGCACTCGGTGCAGAAGCGAAGCCCGAGCGCCTTGTGTGCCTCGAGCCTCCGATCAAGCGACGTCTTCACCATCGAGGCCCTCCAGGATAAGGGATCCGAGGTCAACGACCTTCGGGAAGCCCGAGCGACGCTTGCAGAGCCAGACCTCCATCCGGGCCCCGCGGCTGTTCACCCAGTTATCCAACGGGACGAGGTAGTCGCAGCGCCGCAGCATGGTGATGCACTTCCGCATGGCAGCCTTCCAGACCTCCTCGGGCGTGCCCTTGGGCTCCAGAACATGAGCATGGGGGACGAAGGCCATGTAGTCCCCAGCCGACTCCACGAGCATGCCCATCTCGAGGGCCTGCTGGCGGAAGTGGAACATGGTGGCGGCGTCTGGGTCGGTCAGCTTCCCAGCGATGTAAACGAGCTTCATGGCAGCACCTCGCGCAAATCGTCACAGGACCAGATCACACCGACACAGGCCCCTGCCCCGTGCATGGCGTCCAGGAAGGCCAACTGGTCGGGGGTGGGCTTCCCGGGCGACGCCACCTGCCGGAAGCCACTGAGGGTGGGCTCCAGGTGCTCGGCCGCCTTGCATTCGATGTAAAGAGGGATCCCCCAGGGGAAGGCCAAGCGGTGCACCTGGGGGGGAATGGTGCCCACGATGTCCACGAGGCCCGCCAGAATGCCGGTCTCCCCGCGGAGGAGGGCCGAGGCGTCCCGGGCACCGAGGCCCTGCCGGCGGAGGGCGCCGATGGCCCTCCCCCGGAGTTTCTTGGCCCCGGCGTCGACTACAGCGGCTGGGATGCCCAGGTAGGACAGGCGGGCGATGGCCGCGGCCTGAATGTCGGCCTCGGAGGGCCGGAGGCAGAGCCAGGACGTCTTGTAGCGGGTGCGGTCCCACTGCCAGAGGTAGGAGCGCTCAACCATTGTGGACCCCAAAGCGAGGCATCCACTCGGGCCAGTCCCGGGGCTTGGGGGGAACAATCCGGGTGATCTCGGCCCGAAGCTCGGCGTCCTGCACGTGGTTCCTGGCCAGGTCCAAGAGGGAAAGCAGCCGCATGGGTGAGGGCATCACCCAGAAGCAGTGGGTGCAGAGATACGCCTCCGGGATGAGGAGGTAATGGCAGCGGGGGCAAGGGACCTCGTTCATCCGGTCTCCCCCAGAGGGAGCGGGACCTGCCCGGTGTAGGCAGCGAGGTCCCGCTCGTAGGCGTCCAGGGCGGCCTGGTCGTTCTCGCTGAACAGCGCCAGGACGTGGATGGAAAGATGGGTGCGGCCCTCCTGCCGGGCCACCCGCTGCAGATCCTTCATCACCTGCATGCGCTTGGCCAGGAGCGCCGCGGACTCACGGAAGTCAGGCATGGGCCACCTCCGGGAAGGCGCTGTGCACCACTTCATCCAAGAGACGGCCGGAGCGGGCCTTGCCGAAGCGCAGGGGGCGCTCGAGGTCGGGATTGCCAGCCGCATTCTCCTGGGCGTCCCAGGAGACGAATGCCTCGGGGGGAAGCTGATCGGGGCAGCAGAACTCGCCCCACTGCTTGAAGAAGAAGGGCACCCGTGCGGCCGCACATTGGTCGCGGAGGCCACGGGGATACTCAGGGAGCATGGGCCTGGCGTGGGGGCCGGACTCGCCGCCGCAGATTACCCAGTCGAGACGCCGATCATCGGGACATGACCCATGGCAGAACCCGCCGGGAAAGTCATGGGTAGGGCACCAGCCCTTGTGAAGGCCAAGGCCGGTCAGGTCCACGGGCCCAAGCAGTGGCTCACAGGACAGGAACCGAACGGCCGCGGGCACCTGCAGGAGCGCGGGGATCCGAAGGTCGGCCCGCTCCTGATCCTCCACAGAGGTCCCGAGCCAGACGTTGGCGGGGGGGAACCCAGAACCCCAGGCATGGAGCCAATCATGTAATTCACCCAAGGACTCGTCACCATCGGTAGCATTGATGGCCCGGGCCAGGAGTGGGAGCACATTCTCCGGCCGCTTGGTGAGAACCAGCCAGTCAAGGTGCGGGGTCTGCCGGATCACATCCAGCGCCTCGAGGCGTGCGACATCCAGGTCCCCCCGGTCCTCGAAGAAGTCGCCCATAGACTGGGTGAACACCCGAAACCGGACGCCCTCCTTCACCGCACGGCGCTCATACTTCAGGGCCTCCCGGCGGCCAGCCTCGACACGGAGCATGCGCGGGGCATTGCCCCAGTGCCGAGCACGGCCGGGGCGATCGGCACGGAGGGGGTGGAACCGGGCGTCCAGGGTCTCGGCGTAGCAATTCGCACATCCAGGGCTCACCTTCGAGCAACCGTGCCAAAAATTTACGGTGTGGTGGGTCCACTCGATTCTGGAGTTTTCGGCCATCACCGCCCCCTTTCCAGCAGCACCTGCATCCGGTCATACATCGCGGGATTCTTGGCCTCGAGCATCGCGGTCAACTCGTCCCAGTGCTCCACGAGCCCCTTCCAAGTGGGATAGGCCAAGGCCACTTCGCCCAGGCGAGAGCGCCATTCCGGCTGGACCCTGAGAAGGCGATGGCAGCGGTTGAAGTCGGCCGGATCCAAGGGAGCGGCCCCAAGGCGATCGGCAGCGAACCCCATTGGCCGGCGCCCCATGCAGACGGTGAAGATGGTCCCCGAGGAGGAGCCAACAAACAGGCCCCGCTCCCACTCCTCGGGAGTGGCCTCGAGACGAATGGACGGGCTTTCCGGCGTCTCCTTGCACTTCGCATGGGCCTTCTCAAAGGCGATCCCATGCGCCACAAAGCCAGCCCAGGCGGGGGAATTGATGGCGATCCCATGGCGCTGGTCGTCATGAATCACGACGTCCCGCGCCCCGCAATGAAAACAGACGACCAACTTGTCATGCAGGCCGACATGGGCAACCCCCTGCCCCCTAGCCATTGGCCACCTCACCAGCGGGCTCCCTGACCCAGAGCGCCTTGAACTCCTCGGGGAAGTCCTCGTTCTCGGCGTGCTTGGCGAAATCCACCACCAGGCGGGACAACTCCTGCTCGACGGTCATCACGAACTGGGCCCGGTCCCGCAGGCGGGCCTCAAGGGTTCCACCAAACCCAACCCCTTCAGGGAAAGAGAGGGCCACAATCTTCATGGAGGACCGGCAGATGGTCAACTGGGTGGCGAAATCCTCGAGCACCAAGGAGAACCTGGCCCGGTCAACCCACTGGCCCTTCTCAATGGCGACCTTGAGGGCCGACTCGAGGTTGAACCGGCCCTTATGGGAGGAACCGTCGCCATCCACATCCCGGAAGGTCACCTCATGCTCGGGCCAGACGTTGGCCAGGCCAGACTCGTCCTCATGGGTGCCAGACCAGCAGAGCCACTCCAGGAACCGATCGGGGGACTCACGATAGAGAGGGGTCAGGCCCAAGTGCTCCATGGCCCAGGAGCCGCCGCCAGTGGGACCGTCGATCAACACCAGGCCGGAATGCACGTTGGTCAGGAGGATGCCGTGGGAGGGCTGTGCCGGGGCAGCCATGGCAAGATCCAGGCGCACCTCGGCGCCGATCTCCTTCATGCGCTTGCGGTCGGGCTTGCCCCCGCAGACTTTGAGGTAATCATCGACGGCACGCGCCGTCTCGGCTTTTGCCAGCTGGGCCGGAGCCCGCTTGACGTCCCGACGCAGACCACAGGCGTAGAGATCCGGGTCTCCGTCGAGGTAGCCACGATCCACGGGGCCATCGAGAAGGGAGCGCCAGCTGCAGGTTCCGATGCGCTCCAGGGTCGCGGAGCCCTCCTGGATGGGAGAGAAAACCTTGTTGCCGAGGGTCTCATCGATGCCCGAGCGGAAATCCGCAGCGTCGGCCAGGAAGCGGGTGTAGGAAACAGACTTGCCTTGGAGAAAGGTCATTTCCGGGAACCTTAGAGGTCCGACCCAGAGGGGTCGGAGGAGTAGGAAGGAGGGTTGGTCATGCGGGACATTTCGAGGAAGCGGTAGTGCTCGAGGTCGGCCGTGATGGGGATGATCCCCGTGGGCCCGTTGCGGTTCTTGGCGACGATGAGTTCATAGGCCGCATCTGGAGCCCCGGCCTCGCCCCTCCGGTGAAGAAACAAGACAACGTCGGCATCCTGCTCGAGAGCGCCAGAATCGCGGAGGTCTGAAAGCTGAGGACGGCCCCCAGAACGGTGCTCCACCTCGCGGTTCAACTGGGAGAGCACCAGGGCAGGAACGTCGAGATCCTTGGCCATCAACTTGAAACCACGGCTGATCTCACCCACACGAACAGACTCGTTCTGCTTGGCAGCCTGGGAGCCGCGAGGGCTCGAGAGCAACTGGAGGTAGTCGACCGCCACGAGCCCAAGCTTCCCGAACTTCACCGAGGCACGCTCTGACATGGAGCGGATCTCGGGGACGGTGATGGTGGCACGGTCACAGACAAGGAAAGGGAGCGCGGCGAGGGCCCCCTGGGCGTCACGAAGTCGCGCCCATTCGGAGGCATCCAAGGTGCCGGAGGAGATCTTGCCCCCAGACACACGGGACTCCGAGGCTGCGGCACGGATCCAGACCTCGTCGCCGGCCATTTCCAGGCCGAACAGGGCCGCGGTGGCGGAATGCTCTGAGATCCGGCGCAGCCACTGGGCAAGGAGGGTGGACTTCCCGACACTGGGCCGGGCAGCCAGGATGACCATCTGCTGAGGCTTGAACCCACCACCTAGCATCCAGTCCAGGCGGGAGAACCCGGTAGGGGTGCCAGGGGTCTGGCGTCCCTCGGCAACGTCCAAGGCGTGCCGCATGGCGGTTTCCCCAAATTCCCCGAGACGCATAAGGCCCTTGGAGCCAGTGGGCTGGGCCATGGTGAGGAGCGAAGCGCTGAAGGATTCCACCAGCCCAGAGGATTCCTGACCCTCCACAGCCATGCGGACGAGGCCAGCGCCCATGTGAACAAGCTTCCGCAGGCGTGACTTTTCCAAGATCACATTGGCAAGCACATGGGGACGCTCCACATCCTCGCCGGCCAGCAATTCCACCAGTCCGGGATAGCCTCCCACACGGCCAAGGGCGTCAGCAGCTTCCAACTCGACCTTGAGGGTCAGGCTGTTCACCTCCTCGTTGCGGGCAATGAGGGCCACCAAGGCAGAGAACACGGCCTTGTGGGATGGGTGAACGAAAT